CTATTCCGTCTTGCACCTGAAATACTTAAATTCCTTGACAAGAAGAATGAAAGATCTCATGAATTAAATATGTTCCAGTTACAAACTGACCTAGAGAAAATGAGGGGTCAGTTTATGATGGAAGAAAAATATGTAGAGCATTCTGTAGCTCAACTAGATACTATTAAAGAGGCGTTTAAAGAGCAATCAGAAACGGCTAAGAATGCAGGCTGGTTTGTGTCAGCTATATCTGCATTAGTAAGACCTGGAATTACCTGGGCTTTGTTTTTCATGTACGCAGCAGTTAAAGTAGCTGCACTTTATATGGCATTCTTAACTAATGCACCTTGGTATGAAGTCATACAACAGACATGGGATGCTGATGACTTTGGTTTATTTACCATGTGTATTTCATTTTGGTTTGTTGGAAGAAGTATAGAGAAGTATACCAAGTAGTTATGCAAACCAAACTTGCTACCATCGTATGCTCTGATGTCATTGGCTACAGTGCAAAAATGCAAGAGAATGAATCTCTAACATTAAATATGTTAGATGAATGTAGAAGTGTTATAGATCCATTAATTAGCATAAAACGTGGTAGGTTATTTAACACAGGTGGTGATTCTGTATTAATTGAGTTTGCAAGTGCTGTCGATGCAGTTAATTTTGGTGTTGATATGCAAACAGCTTTACGTAAATTAAACAATGGTTTACGTTGGAGAGTTGGCATTCATATGGGAGAAGTGTGGATATATGGCACTAACCTTATGGGCGAAGCAGTTAATCTTGCAGCAAGAACAGAATCTTTAGCTGATTATGGTGGTGTTACCATGACAGACACTGTATATAAATTAGTAGTAGGTAAACTACCAGATTATAAATTTATAAGCAGAGGGTTGCAAGAATTTAAAAATGTAAACCCTATAGAAATATACAGTATTCAAATTGAAGGATGTGAGCCTAATCCATATTTAAATAGAGGTGTTAAACCAACAAAAGAAACAAACAATAAAAGTCATAAAGAATTAATAGCTGCAGTAGTTAATGATCAGGCTGCTCGTAACCATACAATACAAGATGCTATTAATCTTAGACACGATAATAAATATGGTCCTGCTACCCGTGTATTAATGTGGAGAATTAGTAAACAAGATAATAAAGCTGTAAATGAATTAGTGAATATGCTACAGAAAAACATTGTTCCTAATGATCTTAAGCCTTATGTGTTTGCTGTATTTAAAGAGTTTTGTACTAAAGTAAATAGTGAAGTTGCCATACAGATAGCAGAACTTATAGAGAAAGACAGTCCTAGTTTAGCTTTACAGTTTTTACGTAATGCTGCTAATGTAAATGAAGAAGCTAATTATCGTTTAGCTATGATGATTTTTAGCAGTCCTAATAGTAGTAATAAAGAAATAGAAGAAGCTATTAGTGAATTAAAAGAATACGCAATGAAACGTAAAGTGCAGGCTATGTTAACTTTAGGTATGTACTACACAAACATTAAAGATAATAAGAATGCATTTCGTTGGTTATATGCGGCACGTGCTCAACATAGTAAAGAAGCACAAGAGTTGTTAGAAACACTTAATAAGACTTTAAGTAAGAGTGATTTTAATAACTTTAAAACAGATGCAGATGCCTTAGTAGACGAGATAAAGTTTTTAGATGAAAATAGGATGAGGCAGTGAGTGTTAAAGAGGCTGTTAAGATATCAAAAGAAACATTAATAAAGCCCTTTGAAGGTTGTGCAATAATATTACCAAACAAATTAGTAAAAGCATATCCAGATCCTGGCACTGGCGGTAAGCCTTGGACTATAGGATACGGTTCAACTGGACCTGATATTAAAGAAGATACCGTGTGGACCTTGGAACAGTGTGAACACGCTTTAGACGAACATTTACTTTACTTCATGAATGGTATATTAAAATTATCGCCTAAAGTCGCACAAGAAAATCCAAAGCGTATTGCAGCTATACTATCTTGGGTGTATAATTGTGGGTTAGGTAACTATCGCATATCTACATTTAAAAAGCGCATTGATGCTAAAAACTGGGTAGGTGCACAAGAAGAATGCAAGAAGTGGAATAAGGCTGCAGGTAGAGTATTAAGAGGCTTAACCATACGAAGAAATGCAGAAGCCGTTATGTTAGGATAAAGATATGCCAAGCAAAGAATTTACTACAAAGCAAAAAGAGATTGTAGCACGTAAGTTAGGCTACGATGGTCCCATGTCTATGTTTGATGAATTTCTTAACTCTGATCCTTCAATGGCACAGAGATATGGGTTAATTGCTGATAAGTATATGGCACGTGGTGGTATGGTTAAAAAGAAAAAGTATGTTGCAGGCGGTAATGTATCTCGATTAGCTACTGAAGAAGAGTTAGATAATACATACAGTATACAAGACCTTACTGGTAATACTACTAATACTACTAACACTGGTAATACTACTAATACTACTAACACTGGTAATACTACTAATACTACTAACACTGGTAATACTACTAATACTGGTAACACCACTAATACTACTAATACTGGTAACACCACTAATACTACTAATACTGGTAATACTACTAATACTGGTAATACTACTAATACTACTAATACTGGTAATACTACTAATACTGGTAATACTACTAATACTGGTAATACTACTAATACTGGTAATACTACTACTGTTGCACGACAGGGTGCAGAAACCAATGCAGGTAAAACCATAGAGGGTACTAATGTAGTATTGCCAAAGGATTGGGATAGTTTACAAGGGTCACAAAAAGTAGCGTTTTATAATACTAAAAATATTACCCCCAATCAACTTAGGACTGCCGGAGTAGATGAAGAGACAATAAATTACATGACCCAAAATATGGGATATAAGGTCACTGATTCTACAGTAAAGACTGATCCCACTACAGGTCAACCCGTTATTACGTCTGTTCCTACAGTAACTGCTGCCCAAATAGCTGAGCAGACCAATCAAACTATTCAAGGTTCTGGTGGTGCTGGTGCACTCACACAAGCCACTGCAACAACGGCAGGTGATGCCCAACAAGCTGCAGAAGCAAGTACACTGACAGCTAAGACATATGATGCAGAAAAGGCACTGGCAAATCTGTCAGATGAATTAGAAAAGATTACTGCACAAACTGGCGACGTATCTACAGGTGCTCAAGTAACTGCAGAAGAGGGGACAGTATCTAAAGAAGCTAAGGCTGAAGCTGCCACTTTTGATGATAAATACAAAGAGCTTGTAGCCACTGATGCTAAAAGAACAGTTGATGCTAAAGAACTTGTAACTGCTGCACAAGGATCACAAGCACCTGTTATTAAAGCTGCACAAGCTAATAAGCCTGCTGAAGTACAGGCAATGACACGTGATATGACTGCTGCTGAAACAGTCAAACCTGTCACTATTTCAGAAAAGGAAATGGCTCAAGCTGAGGCTATCACTGCTGATGGATTAGCTGAAGATGCCAAAGCTGTAGCTGCCAAGCTCGACAAATTTACTGTAGATGCAGGCACCTTAGCTGCCTTCATTGAGGGTGATGTACCTGCAAGAGCTACAGTGCAAGGACAGCTTGCCGAGCTAATGAAGTCCTTCGATGATGGCAAGACTCCTGCATGGGCTGCTGGTGCTATTCGTGCAGCTAATGCAGCTATGACAGCCAGGGGTTTAAATGGATCTTCCATGGCAGGTGCAGCTATCTTCCAGGCTGCTATGGAATCTGCTTTGCCTATTGCAGCACAGGACGCTCAGACTTTTGCAACACTAAATTTACAGAACCTTAATAACAGGCAGCAGGTAGCTTTAGCCAATGCTGCAGCACAACAGAATGTATCTCTGGCTAACTTCAATGCAGAACAGCAAGCAGCTCTTCAAAACTCTTCCAATGCCTTTGCGCTACAGTCTCAGAATCTTAGCAACATGCAGCAGACTATGCTCGCTAATGCCCAGATTCGTGCTGCACTTCAAGGACAGAATCTCAGTAATCAGATGCAAGCTGCCCTTACTAATGCAGCAAGGCAGGCTGAGATCAACAATATCAACTTAAATAATCAGCAGCAGGCTGCATTACAAACAAGTGCCAATAATTTACAAGTAGACTTAGCCAACTTAAGTGCCAAGCAACAAGCTGCTGTGGCTAATGCTCAGCTTGAAGCTGCATTGCAATTAAAGAACTTAGATAATCAACAACAAGCTGCTGTATTAAATGCATCCCGTTATGCGGAAGCTAATAACTTAACCTTCACTGCACAACAAACTGCTGTACTTCATAACTCTGAATTAATGAAGACTATAGGTCTTGCCAATTTAAATGCTGAACAAGCTGCTGTGTTACAAAATGCAGCTACTTATGCAGCAATGGATATGGCAAAC